GTCATATCCACGCCCGGCGGAGTCGGAGACAAATTTCACGAGATCATGACCGATCCCGAGTCGGTCTTCTCCCGGCACATTGTGACCATCTACGACGCCGTCGCCGACGGGCTCCCGCGAGACATCGAAGAGCTGCGACGCGGCATGTCCGATCCGGAAGCCTGGGCGCAGGAGTTCGAGTGCCAGTTCGTCGACGCGGCCTCCGCCTGGCTCCCTTATGAGCTGGTCGGCAGCTGCGAGGACGAGGAGGCGGGGATTCCCGCCAAGTACTCCGGCGGCCATTGCTTTGTGGGGATGGACTTTGCGGCTCGCGGCGACCTGACCGTCATCGCCGTGCTGGAGATGGTCGGAGACGTCCTTTGGTTGCGGGAGCTGGTCGAAATGCGCCGGACGTCTTTTGCCGAGCAGCTGTCCGCCCTGGACAGGATCATGAAGGAATACCGGGTCTCCCGCGCCGCGCTCGACCAGACGGGTCTCGGCGAGATGCCCGTCGAAGAGGCAAAGCGTCGCCATGGCCAGTACCGTGTCGAAGGCGTCCTGTTCTCCGCAGTGCGCAAGCTCGACATGGCCACCGCGCTCAAGGAGCGCATGGAGGATCGCTCGCTGCGGATTCCGCCCCGGCCCGAGTTGCGGTCGGACCTGCATTCCGTCAAGCGCGAAGCCAGCCCGACCGGAGCGCCGAGACTGATCGCCGAGCGGACCACGGAAAGCGGCAGAAGCCACGCGGACAGATTCTGGGCCTTGGCTCTGGCCGTCTCGGCGGCCGTGGAGCCGTCACCTGTATATGCCTATGAAACGGTCAGCCGGAGAACCTGGCGCGGAAGCGAGGATAATGAACGATGGTAGTAGATAAGAAGACACTGAAGTCCGAGGTGGCCTCGGCCGGGTTGACCGGCATACGGCAGGCGTGGACCTTGCGGCCCATGGCCTCGCTCACCCCGGCGCACGTGGTTGACATTTTGCGCAGGGCGAGCCTTGGCGACGCCAAGGAGTATCTGCTGGCCGCCGCAGACATTGAAGAGAAAGACCTGCACTACCGTTCGGTGTTGCAGACCCGCAAGCTGGCCGCCGCAGGGTTGCCGCTGTCCGTTTCTCCAGCCGACGAGACGCCCGCCGCCGAGAAGGCTGCGGAGCTTGTCCAAGACGCGCTGGAGAGGCTGGACATCCCCGCCCTGCTGGTGGGACTGCTTGACGCGCTGTCCAAGGGGTATGCCGTTGCGGAGATTCTCTGGTCCACCCAGGGCGGCCGGTGGTTGCCCCAGGACGCGCTGATCCGCGAGCCGCACTGGTTCCAGTTCGACCGGGAGACCGGCCGCCATCTGCGTCTGTACGACGGGTCGCCGGATGGCCAGGAGCTGCCGGAGTACAAGTTTATCTGCCATGCTCCGAGGATTCTGGCGGGCATTCCGATCATGGGCGGCCTCGCCCGTTCGGCGCTGTGGGCGTGGGTGTTCAAGAGTTATGCCCTGCGCGATTGGGCGGCATTCGCCGAGCTGTACGGCCAGCCGCTGCGCCTGGGCAAATACGACGCCTCGGCCACCCAGCAGGATATTGACGTGCTTCGCCGGGCGGTGATGGATGTCGGCTCCGATGCCGCCGCCGTTATTCCCGACAGCCTCAAGATCGAATTTCAGGAGTCGACGGCCAAGACGGCCAGCGCGGACCTGTACCAGCGCCTGATCGAATATCTGGACCGCCAGGTGAGCAAGGCCGTTTTGGGACAGACGCTGACGACAGACCAGGGTTCCAGCGGCAGCCTTGCCCAGGCCACGGTCCACAACGAGGTTCGCAGTGACCTCTTGCGCGCCGACGCACGTTCTTTGTCTGCGACGCTCCGCCGGGGTCTTATCGGCCCCATCGTGCGCTTGAACCTTGGAGATGCGCCCCTTCCTCACGTGGAACTGTTCGTTGAAGAGCCCGAGGATATGGTGGCGCTTGCGGACCAGCTGTCCAAGATTGTCCCCCTCGGTGCCAAGGTGCCGGAGCGCTGGGTGCGTGAGAAGTGGGGCATCCCCGAAGCGGAAGGCGACGAGCCTCTTTTGGGTGCTGTATCCGCGCCGGAAAATCTCAAACAAACAGAGCAAGACAAAGACAAGCACTCCCGCAAGGCTACCGCCGCACACGCCCAGGAGGCTTCCGGAGAGGATGTGACCCCCATATCCCCCCAGGCCGAAAGGATGGCTGCGGATGCCGAGCCAGGGTGGGCGACCATTCTGGAGCACATCGGCAAGCTGGTCGAGGACGCTCCGGACCTTCCGACGCTTCGGGAGTCGCTGCTCGCAAGCTACGCCGATCTGCCCGATGGAGATCTGGCCGAAGTGATGGCCATGGGATTCGCCGCCGCCGAGCTGGCGGGGCGCTACGACGTGGAGAGGGAGTCTGATGTCTGATCCGGCCGCAGCTGACCCGAAGGTGGCGGGCGTACTCAAGCGCCCGTTTCCGGAGCAGGTCGCCTTTTTCCGGGCCAAGCTCGGCAAAATGATGCCGTCCGCCAAGTGGGACGACGTCTGGAAGGGGCGGCACGATCAGGGGTTCATGGTGGCCGGGGCCGCAAAGGCGGACCTGCTGTCCGACCTGGCCGCAGCGGTCGACAGGGTTATTGCCGAGGGCGGAAGCATTCAGTCGTTCCGCAAAGACTTTGCCCGGATCGTCGAGCGCAACGGCTGGGACTACCGGGGCGAGTTCAACTGGCGCACCAGGGTTATCTACACGACCAATCTTTCCACGAGCTACGCCGCCGGTCGCCTTGCGCAGCTGCGCGAGGGCGGCTTTGAGTGGTGGGTGTACAAGCACTCCGACAGCTCCCTTCATCCACGTCCGCTGCATGTGTCCTGGAACGGTCTCACGCTGCGGGCAGACGATCCCTGGTGGAAGGCGCACTACCCTCCGAACGGGTGGGGCTGCCGATGCCGGGTTGTCGGCGTCAGGCGTCCCGAGGATGCCGACAGGTACGGCGGCAAGGTGCGCACGGCTCCGGATAATGGAATCGACCCCAAGACGGGAGAGCCGAGCGGCATCGACCGTGGATGGGGCTACATGCCCGGCGACACGGTTTCAGACGCCGTCCGGACGATGGCGGCCAAAACGCAGCAGTGGGATTATTCCCTGGCCAAGTCGTACATGCAGGGAGTTCCGGAGTCTGTCCGCGACAGGCTGGCCACGGCATATCGCAGCCTGCCTTCCGTGGCGGATGATGTTCGGCGTTATGCTCAGGCCGCGTTGGACGGCAGGGACGTCCCCCCGTATCGGACCATGGGCCTGCTCACAAGTGCAGACGCGAAGACGGTGGGAGGACTGACCGGCGCAAGGGTCGATCTGTTCGACTATGCGATCGACCAGTATGCACCCAGGCACATACTCACCGGGCATGGCGACGCCAAGTCAGAACTCGCCAGAGGCCAGCGGGAAGTAAGGGTCGAAGACTATGCCTTGCTGCCTGAAATGCTGAACAAGCCGGACCTGGTCGAGGACGGTGGCGTGAACAAGGTTGGCCGCAAGGTCGTGCGGATATCGAAAGAGATGGACGGCGAGACGCTCACGGCCGCTTTTGAGGTTCGGAAAAAGAGAAGGTCGCTGGCTCTGCAGAGCATGTGGATAAAAGCAGGTGCGCCCCCGCGCTAACGCCCTGGACGTTTCCGGGTATGAGCCGGACGCCGCGATGCGCGCACCTTTCAATAGAGTATAGCCATGATCAATATCGAAATCAACGACAGAGAGGTTCTGGACGCCCTGGAGGGGCTTGTCCGTCGCCTCGGCAATACGTCTCCCGCCATGCAGGATATCGGGGAGCTGCTCGCCGAGAGCGCGATCCAGCGGTTCTCCGACGGCGTCGGCCCTGACGGCGAGGCGTGGAAGGAGAACTCACCGGCGACCATCCTTGCCTATGTCGACAAGTACAAGGGTTCCCGCAGCAAGCGCGGCGGGCTGACCAAGAAAGGCCAGACCCGCGCGGGATCAAAGAAGCCGCTCATCGGCGAAACCAAATCCCTGTCCACGATGATACATTACAGCGCGGGTCGCGACAGGGTTGAAATTGGCAGCCCACAGGTTTATGCTGCCGTGCAGCAGTTCGGCGCGAAGCGCGGGCAATTCGGTGCGGCCCCCTGGGGCGACATCCCGGCCCGTCCTTTCCTTGGCGTTTCGGACAGCGACAAGGGCTCCATCCTGGCCATCGTATCGGGATATATGCTGCCATGATGACGAGAGGGGTTGCGCAAAATCCGAAAACTCGCCAGAATGCCCCCAGAACGATTTTTAACCATCGCCCCTAGCGTGGACACCTGTCCACCCCCTTCACCCCCCTAGTAAACGCCGGTAAACGGGTTAAACGGGGCGACCAGACAAAGACACCAATCAGG